CATTAGGCAGAACGTGAGTGCAAGCCGGATAAGCATTAGCTGATGACACCGAGTAATACGTTCCAACAGTCCACGAGGTTCCCCCATTATAAGTGATCTTGACAGCCTTCAAAAACGAGTTTCTGTCGGTTCTCGCCCCAAAAACAAACAAGTTGCTAGATGAATCTTTAGCGACGCTTACGGCGCACATGTTAGACGAAAATCCGGAGAGCTCCGTAACAGTCCAAGAATCACCCGAGCCGTCAGTGCACCTTGCCCAGCGCGGATAACTGTCACTCCTGTAATACACAACATGATAGTAGCCGTTTCCATCAACCAAAACGTCAGGATAACAAAAAGTCGTGAAAGCGCTGTCCACCGTCTTTTCGCTACCCCAACTCCAACTCCAAGTGCCGTTCTTGGTCACAGTTGCCTTCTTGAAAAAAACGTTAGAGTTCTCAGCCCTGACGGCCACAAGATTGCCGTCACTGTCCTTGTCGATGGTGCAGGCTTGGCTAACAGACCACACGTCTACGCTGTCCCAGCTAACGCCATTGTCGTGGCTGTGATAATGAGTTATGTAGCCAGTTCGGCGAATCAACACGTGGATGGTTCCGTCGCCGGTTCTCAGGATCTTCTTCTGAAAAGTGTAATATGAGGCTGCACCGTTGGCGGAAACAACTGTGTTTGGGTCAAGAGTAAAACTTGCGGGCACGTCAACTTCGAGACATTTGCTTGTTGAATTCCATCTGCAGGCGTCTCCCACTGCGTTTTTGATGTCGTCCCAGTCAAAGCCAACTCCTCTTTCGATAACGCCCATTTCTTCGTTGTAAACTCCGCTCCAGAAACAGTTGCCATGAATGAAGTGGGTTAAGGATTTCAACGGAATTTTCAACGTTAAGGGATTTGCAAGCGTGCCTTCAATCCTGATTTTCGCTCTTCCTGGATCAAGGCTGAAATAAAACCCGATTCTTATGTCAGCTCTTGATGTGCCGTTCGCGTCTTTGTATAGGTAGCGAAAAGCCACTAGGTCTTGTTCAAGGTCTTGCCACAGTTGCACTTCAAGCGCCAATCCCTTCACTGCTTCGGGAGGCGTGAAACTGAACGTGTCACCGAGCTCGTTGGCAAGCTCAACTTCACCTGTAGTTACGTGAAAAACGTGGACGAATGGAGAGGTTTGAATCACTGTGGTCCCTAGCATAGTCTTTACTAGTTTGATTTTCGTCATGTCTTCGTAGACTCTCTGAAGAACCATGGACTCACCAGCTTAACTGAACGTTATTTTCAGAGAAAGAACCCAAGTTTCTCCAGAGCTCTTGGTGCCTTTATCATCAACTTTCCTGTTCAGATTCTTTCCAGAGTCGCTGTTGCTGTTTGAAACCGTGAACTCTTTCCATCCGTGATTGCCGTCCCCAGAGCCGAAAGTTGCTCGCCATTCAGCCGTTTGCGTTGACCTTTGCGGGTAGCTTGTGTCCATTCCTTTGTATGTTTTGTTTGTTCCCAACAATCCTGTCTGTGTCGGATCGGCGGCAGTGTTCGAGTCTCCAACGCCTAGAAATGCGTTTCCGCTATCCCATTTCGTGGGCGTGCCTAAACCGCAGATTATGTCAATGAGTTCGGCAAGTCCTTCGTTTAAGCCTAGATTGCCTTTAAAGACTTCAGAATCGAGAAAGTTTTCGCCAGCTAATGCCACTGCTTCTTCGAAGCTGATGCCTTTGCTGAAAGCTTCTGCGATAGAGTTGTGTGGGTCTTTGAACTTGTCTATTCTCCATTCTGTTTTGAACCCTATTCTTTCTTTCACTTTCATCTTTCATTCTTTTTCTCCCTTGCTTACAACCAGCGATGTTGAACGCCCAGCTATTGCTGAAGGACAGCGAACAACCGCTATCCAGCCGACCTCAACGTCAAAAAGCACCCGAACCACAGCAACATTCTCGTGAGTTTTGAATAGCTTCTTGCCCTCAGCCCTTGCAACAGCTAAAACGTCGCCTACGTCTTTAAACTTGCCTTTGTCGTCTCTGATGATCAAAGCCTTATCAGGCGTCGTTGCGGTTTACCTCCTTTAAAGTGCCGTCAGCATTCCAAGAGAAGCCTAGCGTGAAAAGAAGCGTTGTATTATCATAGGCCTTCAGATTAGCCAACGTGCCTCCAGCGTTCCAAGTGAACTCCACTTTTGTGAGTCTCTTGCCTGAGGGAGGTGCCATGAGATCTGACAAGGCGCTGTGAATGGCTCTGAAAGACTCTTCGTATCTTCCGTAAGGGACGCTCATCAGAAGCTCCTCGCTATTTTATGCCTGCTCAGGTGGTCGGTTTTGCTCCGCAATGCGTATAGGTAATCAGCCAAAAGTGGTTGTTCACGCCCAAGCTCCAAACTTATTTCCAACGTTTGCGTCTTTGCATCGACATGGTATTCGACGCTTAGAATGCGAAAGTCTTCGTCAACGTTTTCGTTTGGCAGTGTCACGTGAATCTTATCGCCAGCCAAAAGAGGTGTGTTGCCATAATCTATAACGGTGCTTCTTACGGTGAGGTAGTCGGCTGTATCCTTTAGATTGTTAAGAACTGCCTTAGCCCTCAAAAGGCATTCGTTGTCGCTATATAGCTCTTCGTCTACTTCGACAAGCTCTCTTAGACCATATGCTGATTGGCTTGTTACATCCTCTTGCGTATTGCTGTATCTGCGTCCGCCGAAAAATAGACCGTCAACCCAGAAATTGCCTGTGCCAGAGCCTGTGAACCAACAGTCAAAGCGAATCTTCTTTATTTGTGTCCAATCAAACCCACCTGAAACGTCCCAAATGTCGGCATTTTCGTCCCCAACCCTAACCTGTTTCTGGAACCATTCGTCTGCGCCAACGTTGAAGAAGTTGGAAGCGCTTCTGTCTGCTGTGTCAAATAGAATTACGTTAACGTTTCCGTTGAAGCTGCTTTCTCGCCTAATGAAGAAATTTAATGTTGGATATAGGTTGCCGTTGACTTCTTTGCCGCTGCCCAGTGTCAGCATGGATGCGGCATAGTAGAGGTTTGAAGCGTAGGTTTTGATGCTTCCGCTGCCCTTTTTCTTTGTTGCCGTGTCAAGGCTTATGCTGCCTGAAACAGCGCTCCAAGAGCCATCTGTTGGCGTTAGGCTTTCGGTCCAAGCATCTTTGTCAGCGGGTATGCTCTTATCGGCAACTCCATAAACTGTAATTCTGTTTCGTATTCTGTGGATGTCCTTTCGGTATTCGCTGGACTCGATTTTCTCGCTTAGGCTGAACTGTGAGGTTTTGCTGTTTTTTGGGAAAAATTCGAACTTGGCGTCTGGTGCGACGCGGAAATCAAAACCTATCACGCCAGACTTGTCCGCACTTTCGGCAACGTTCTTGAGAATGTCAAAGACAGGCGTGTTATCGTACTCCAATTTTAGGTAGGTAGTGTCCGTGTTTTCGACAAGTTCTGTCGAATCTCGCGTGTGGCTTAAGCCAGCGAAGCTGTCAAGCAAATCTTTGACTATTTCTTCGCCCTTCTTGTTCTCGTAGGTTTTGGTTACAACTCTGCGGAAGAGGCGTTCTCCCCAGCATCTGCCACTGACAGTGATGTAGTTTTCATTTGGCGCAGACTCGAATTTGACGCTCTCAACGTGGCAAGTTATGATTTGCGGAACGTTCACGTCCCTGCCGACGTCTACGTGCCCGTCCATGCCAACGTTTATGGGATAGGTTCCACTGGGGCTGTATTTGTTGTCCCAGTTCTGAAGCAAAACTTCGAAACTGTTCACTTCAGTAGTGCAGCCCAAATGTACACGCAAATCTATAACGTCACTTTGAGGTGGAGTCACAGAACCGAAAGCAACGGCAACTTTAGGAACCTCGACGCTCATGAACTATTCGACACCTCGCCTGAAATATTCCTCTTCTCCGGCTCGACGAATACTACGAGTATATGTAGGCACTTCAGCAGCAGCCTCGTTGAAGCCTTGAACGCTTGAAGTTGCGGCATTCATTTGTGAAGCAAAGTACCACATGGCGGCGGCAGCCGCAACAATGACCGCGATGCCAACACCAGTCAAAGCCAGAAACGTCGCATAGCTAACGTTCAAGGAGTTTTGAGCAGCAGTGGCAATCCAACAGGCAGCAGCATACACTTTCTGGGCTACGGCCACGCCCCAGCTTGTCCGCATAAACATGCCCATTATCGTAACAACCATCATGGCAGAATTGAAAACCCGAGCCTGCTCGTCATTAAGCAACCCAAATTCATGTGCAATATGCCCGATAGCAGTGCCAGTCGCCCCCAAACCAGCAATTGTCGCGCCTAAAGATTTTATCCGCACCGACAAACCTTCAGCGTCAGACTGAATCTTCGCAAACTCGTTGCTTGCACGATTGACAGCACGAATAGTTATGGCCACTTCCCGGAAACTCACGTCAAACCAGCCTCCACCTTAGCCGCATCAATAGCCTCGCAAACTATCTGCTCAAGCCTCGGAAGATACTCCTGAAATGCGGGAAAAAGGTAAGGCCTAGCCATCATCCGTCTAGTGCCAAACTCTACAAACAAGGCATAAGCGGCTTCCGAGCCTATCTCAGCCACCCAGTCACCAATCTTCACGTAGATCGAATCTCTCAAGTGCCCAGTTCTCACGGGGACAAGCTGTTTAGCCAAGGCTTTGACCGATTCAGCCCAGCTCTCCAACTGCCTCTGCACATTGCCTTGCAGACCAGAGTCAAACCTTTCCACCGCAGCTCTAAACTCTTCGAATCCTTCTACGTCAACGTTAACTTCAACAGACACGCCGTTTCGCCTCCATTTCCGCTTTTTTGCGTTCTTCCTCCGTCTGCCTATCCATCTCATTCAAGATTACGATGAACCATTGGATGGTTTTTGCTGGCTGCCCTGCAAGCTGCTTTGGCGTCCAGCCGAATTCTTTGCAGAGGCGGAAGTCTGTGAGAACTGCGTTTGGCCTTTGTCTTCGGATGGTTCTGATAAAAAAGCAGACTCTTCCAAACTGACATTGTTCAGTCTATTGGCGACTTGGCTGAAAAGCTCACCCAAGCCTATTGGCACGCCATCTTCTTCGCTCAACAGTTTTTCAAGAGTCACAGGCTTGTGAGCGGGTTGCTCTCTCAGGCTTGCCCAGATTGTTTCAGCTTGAACGCCTATGAAGTCGCTGCTCGTGACATGCCCTGAAATCGGGTGGTATTTGGTGTACTTCTGAATTATTCGGCTGCGCTTAGCCCACGTTACAGAGCAAAAAACGTAGCGGCCAGCATACTCCTTCCCGAAGCGTTCATCAACTTCCAAAACCTCTGTCGGCACAATCAAGCCTCCATTAGCTTATTACTGCATCTCTGGCCACGAACGACGCTTTCAAACTTACAAGATCTTCAACGCGCGTCGGTGTCGCTACGTTTTCCCACTTGCAGTACTTGAATAGGGCGCTGTTTGTGCTGCCTAAGCCGAACTTTAGACTGAATTCGCTGTCGTTGATTATGTCGTCGTATTCTTGTTTGCTTTCAAACTCGAAGACCAATTCGCCTGTTAAGTTGCGGTGGCGTGCTGGAAGGTATTTGGGCAGTTCTCCGCTTGTTGAGCGTATGACAGGCACTTGTTTTAGGTTGTTCTCAACTGTGAATTTCCAGTCTGTAGCCCTTTCCAATGCCGTTAAGCCTGAACCGTCTGCTGCCCCACGCTGAACGCAGCTTTGATGAAACGGAACTGCTCCAGCATAATCAGCATAGGTGGCTCCAGCGATCTTTGACGTGCCCACGACAAGGTTCTGTCCAGTCAAATCCACCGTGGCTTTAACAACATCTTCGATGCCGCATTCCACAGTGGCCTTGTCTATTCTGCAACCCTTGCCGAGCAAATCGATGATTCCCGCGGCTTTTTCATAAAAGACTTCAACGCTTAACGAATCCAATGTTGTAACGTGCTGCAGAAAGCCTATTGGGGCATCGCTTGGCAGAGGATACGCAACTCTTAAGCCTACGTCTCTGAGTCCCTTTTTGATGGTTTGCAGGTCTCGGCTTCCTATTCCGCGAAGTTTGATCAAGTTTGGATTCAGTGAAGATTCAACGCTTTCTGCTTTGATTCCGAGCATTGACGGGTTAGAGGGTGTTTCTCCGTAGTCTGTTTCCTGCACGTAGTAGATTTTTGCTTCGTGTGCTCCATATGGCATGCTCATTTCTTTTCATTCCTCCTAAGTGGTTTGAACATTTTCAAACAACCATGATTTGACGGCGAATTCGGTTCGCCAAATGAAAGGCTTAACCTGCACGTTGTCCAGGTCACGGAAACTGACGATGTCCGCATAGCCGATGCCATTAACCGTGAACGCCGTCTCAGCATAATCGCAATGAAGAACAACAGGCGTTTCGCCATCGCTCGGGTTCGTGGTTTCGGCCAAGAAATAGATGTAGCCATCTGCGTCGACGTAGTTTGGCAGGTTAGAAGACAAGGCGATGGTTAAGACTTCGTCGCTTCCGCCAGTACCAGAGACCGCGTCTTGCCACGTCTCAGCAGACCGGTTCCAAACTTTCATCGTGACGCCATTTCCAGCTGGGGCCTCTCCATAGCCTTCAAACTTCAGAACTGCTTTCTGCAGAACATCTTCGCTGGCGTCTGTTTTGAAGCAGAAAAGCGCAAGGGCATGTTTTCCATTTTCGGCGGCGGATTTTGTGAAACGGTCGTCATCGCTGTACCAGATTTTTTGGTATTCAGCATCTGTTAGCTCTGTCCAGCCAGAATCATCTGGAGAGGGTTCATGATCTGAAGCTAAGTGAAAGGCCTTGTGTGTTGCTGATGAACGTCCAAATCCTTGAAAATCGTAACCAACTTCATTTGGGTGATTCCGTTTCTCGTGGATGACCCTGTCAACTTCGGCTCTTATTCTGTCTCGCATGGTTCTTCCAACTAAGCCTTGCTCTGGCTTGTCTACAACCCAGACGTTAACGCGTGCAAGGCTCATTTGGCGTCTGAGAATCCCGTCAAAGCTGAGCTTGTTATCTTCAGTGCGGTCTAGGCCAACGGTTATTTGTCCATCATAGTTCTTGAGGAGTTCACGGTCATACCATTCTTGGCTAACGTGAATATTCGCAAGTGAGCCGTCGTCTTTCACGACTCGAATGTAACGCTGGAGCAGTCGTATCAGCGTTGAAGCTGGATCTTCAGTCTGGCTCATTGCCCGAGCAACCTCCTGCAATTTGCCCTAAAATAGACCGTTTCGCCGCCCAAGTTGACGGTTTGAACGCCTAAGACCTCGTAATCCTCGCCTTTGCGGCGTATCTTGTCATGATTTCTCAAGGGAGCAAAAGTGTAAATCGTTAGGTAATCGTTGACCAGATAGCCTGGCTCGATCAGGAATTCCTCAACACGGACTGGTGAAACGATGGCTAAAATGTCAACGGCTTCGCCGTAGGTTATCTGTTCAGCGGCTTCTCGCACGGAATGCATCTGTATGTTTTCGCCTCTGGCCCTTAGAAACCGCGTAAAAGGCGTCAGAGGCTCCTGGTAATTAAGAAATAGCTGAGCAAGCCAGCAAACCGTAGCCATAGCCTGTTTATTCTCAACGTGACTGTAATCCGTGTGTTTCACGCCCCAGAACATGAACTCGCTTTGATGGGCATCTGCGATTTTCATGCTGAAGGCAAAACTGGGTTTATCATGGTCTCTTCGAATCTTCCACAAGATTCCTGCAGTGACAGCATCATAATAGTCGCATGCTGGAAAACGTGACACAAGATCTATGTAGCCTGCCCAGCAAACAGCTGGGTTATATGCTGGACACTGTGCAGAGGCTCTAATGCTGTTGATGAAGTCGTAAGCCCTTCGGCAAGAAAGACTCCAGCCTTCATAATCGTAGAGACTCAAAAGTGCATAAGCAAACGGATCGTCGTAAACTTCGTTCTCTGCGGAGCCTATGCGATGCCAGCTTGAATCCGCAGGGTCGTAATACAGCCAAAGGTTTTCGAAGCCTTCACGTAGAAAGGCCACAGCTTTGGCCATCATGTTCTGGTAAGTCGCTGTATTGGCTGTGTCATACTTTTCAGCGAGCATCTTCAACCCAGCAAGCCCATAAAGGCATTCGATGTCCATTTGAAGGGCGAAGATATCGCCGGTCGCGACGCTTCTGGCAAATCCGCCGAGAG